TATCTTTGTTCTTTCGTCTTTACGATCTTCCTTTTGTTTTTCTCTTTCTTTCATTCCATCAACTTCAATTCCCTTAAGTTGCATGTTGTATTGGAATTCTAAGGCCATTAATTCTTTTTTGTGTGCTACTTCTTGTTGCATTTTTCCAGCTTCAATTTGTGCTTTCATTTGCTCTACTTGAACTTCACTTTGCGTTAAAGCTTGGTTTTTTTGAACCTCTATTTCTGCGGCAGCTTGAGCTGCTTGAGTATTAGATTGAGTTTGAGCTTGGATATTTTCCAATTGTAATTGACGATCTCTAGCTTGTTTCTTTTTTCTACGTATTTTTAATAATTGATTTGCTAGTTTAATATTACGTATTTCTCTAAGATCAATAGCATCTTCTAGCTCTATACTTTGTTGCTGTAAAGCCATTTGTATATTATTTTCAAGTATAGCTTTTTCTTCTTCATCTGGTTGTAGTTCAATAAATATACCAAAATCATAAAGGTGTAGTTCTGACATCTCTTCTAATGTAGCTACATTGTGAGCGCCTATAGCTTGAATAAAAGCGTCTTTAGTTGGAGAATATTCTATAATATCTGATATTCTTAAAGATAAACACTCTGCTGTTTCTGCTGTTAGATATAATCCAGCTTGTAAAATATGTCTTGTCGCCGTATTGGAGTTTGCAGCTGCTAATTTTTGCACTCCAACCAAAGCGTTTTTATCTGGCATACTACCATCTCGAGCTTCGTTAAGTCCGGTTACATCTCTTATCATTTGTAAATAGTAATTGTAATTACCTATAAGGGCTTGCATTTTATTACCACCAGATCCTGATGTAATTTCTTGAATAGGTACTTTACCAGGATTCATATCGCCTTCAGAGGTAAATGATCTACCAATTACCGAACCAGTTTGGAAAAACATATTTAAAGCCTCTTGTGGATTATAATTTGTTCCATTGCCTAAATCAACTTCAGCTAAACCATCCGCGTCTAAATAAACACCATCTGGAACCATTCTTGATAATACTTGTTGAAGTTTTAAATGTGTTAACTGAATCATGTCAGCAAAACCAGTAATTCTTTTTACTAGTGAATCTATTTTTCCATCATACATTCTAGGAGCGACAACAGCGTAATTCATTTTAACTTTAGTAAAGTCACTTTTTGGACGCATCATATTTTTTGACATTTCCCACTTAAGTAACTTATCTGTACCTAAAATCATAGCACCTTCATACAAACACTCTATTGATCGTAATAATCTACTATATCCACCTTCCATGTTTTCTGGTGGATTAAAAGAATCATCTTTAGGTAAAACTTTATCAGCACCAGTTCCGGTTTCTTTCATTTTATAAACCTCGTTCATATAAGTTTTGTAATTAAAATATAGAACTTGAATAGTGTTATTATCTTCTTTGTCTACAGAGAATCTAGTGGTATTATTGTTTCTATTAAATGATTTATTTTTCATTATATCCTCAAGATCACTCTCTGTTAAATGAGGAAATTGTTTTGCTAATTCATTTACTGGAATAGATTTAACTTCTCCAACATAATAAATATCATCAAAGTATGGTGAATCGCTATAAGAATAAACTAAATTAGCTGGATCAACATAATCAATAACAACACCCTCAGATGTGTTAAAAGATGTTTTAACAGCACCTATTCCTAAAACCGTTAAATCATGATAAAAACGTTTTTTAGTTAATTCATATTTATTCCCTTCAAATAAAACGCTTAAAGCTTGTTCTTCAGCAAGTTCAACCGCTTGCTTATAATTAAGTTGCATATGTATGCCTAACTCTTCACTTGATTCTGGTAAATCTTCATTTGCGATACTACTTTCTTTCATATCAACATTAAATCTGGATTTAACTTCTTCGTTGAATTCCCGCATCTCCATATCACTTAATATAGCCTCCATATATTTAGTACGTTTTTCAACGCCATTAGGAGATTGAGAGAATGCTTTTATATCATACGTTCTTTCAGCTATACCGTTAACAACTATATCTACAAATTTAGGTATAATTGGAACAGGTTTCCAATCTAAATTTAAATAGGACAAATCACCGTTTATAGATAACTCATCCTTATACTTTTGAATAGATTGCTCGCCTCTAGCATACAATCTTAAATTATGAAAATTATTTTGAGTAGACTTGTATTTATTAATACTTCTATCATTATTGAACCATTCTGTTTCAATAGCTTTACCTACTTTTAAACCATACTCATAGCTAAGCTTTTCAGCATCACTTACAGTTTGACTCGGGAAATAACTTTTAATGCCAGACTCTGCCATATTTATTATTTGATTATTTGTGAATTTGTTCCAGTATTACTATACTTAGAAATATTTATATTTAGTTTAGGTTTTTCAACCTTAGCATTTGGCGCGTATAGATGTCTATTGTTTGCCATTATAGCTAGACCAGAACTTATTGATGCGTCAAATTTTGTTCTTTTGTTTATATCGAACCTACTCCAATCATTCAGTAAATCATTAAAGTATAAACTACCAAAGGTTCCATCTTGCTTCATACCGACATGATCTTGAATATACATTTCAATTGCCGCGGCATGAGCTTGTTTTATGTCTTCACTAGAGTTAGGTATTCCTCCAACTTCTTTTTCTGCTACAGATAATTTATTCCAAACTTTATCTGGTCTATTCATACTAAATCCTCTATATCCTCTTCTTCTTAAATAGTACAGCAACCTAGGCTTGTTGTTCTCTGCAAGTATTGGCATTCCATAAAATATTAGTGCCATTAAAACGTCTTCAAAAAATATTTCAGCCGTAGGTGGTCTTGATAAGTATTCTAAAAAGAAGCTATTCGCAGGA